GGGAGTAATCGAAGATGTTTGAACAAGCTACCTGGACTTTCGCCTCGCATCCGGGGTTGAATACCCCCCGCCACCACCGCCACTGTTTATCTACATAGGGCATCCCGCCGAAGAACAGCTGCACCATTTCCATCGGGATCGTCACCCCGTTGTCGGTCGTCGTATTGTCCATCTGGTACACCTGCCCTGAGGCATCACCGAATATAAGTTGTTGCTGCCCATCTGCGTCCCGGTAGGAACAAAATGCGGTGGGTTTGTTAGCAAAACTCCAGTCTAGGTATTGTTCCTTATGGAAGTCGTACTTGAGAATTGCGTTTGATATAGTACGCTTGGTGAAGTCGTCCGTTACCGTCCCGATGGATGCCAAATAGTCATGGTTATGGCACACCCCGGGAATGGTCGTATATAGTGACGGGTCAATCCCGGTATCGTCATTATTCCGGAATTGCCGCTCGACCACATGGGACAAAATCTGGGGCATCGCTCCCCCAAAGCCATAGTGTCCATACTGGTTGATGAAAAACTTATACCCCTCGACGTTGCCGATAGAATAGGGGCTTGAAGGGCCGTAGGTAGTCGCCATATCAATCAAGGAATACCCGTCCCATTTAAACATCGCCCCGCTGGACTTGGTGTGGACGAGCTTATCGGCAACCTTGATATATGCCCCCATCTTCCCTGCCCCGGGCACCTGGAACGAGTTTGAGTCCGATGTCCCCGAGGTATTCCAGTTGGTCGCGTCATTGGTGGTTGAGTAAAACGAGGTTGATGCCGTCCCTGCTGCAAATATCCTGTTTTGGTACTGTTCCCAAAATTCCGCCTTGGGCGCAAGCGTCGTATCGGTAAATGCCGTCCCGTTTGTGGTATGGCGGGAGTTGTTTACCCCATCCCCACCGATTAACGTGTTATCCAGTACGGCCGCCCCGAAGTGTGCGCCGTTATTGATGGTCCCGTTTCCGGCCACCGTCCATGCCCCCGTTCCCTGCGTGGAATAGTATAGGAGTGATCCGGATGCCCGGTAGAGATTGAACGATCCGGAATTGTTACCGATATTCTGGAATTCAAACAGGGAATTTACCTGGGACACATCAGGGGTTCCTAAAAATGCGGTATACCCCGTCCGCTTTGTTTTTGCACCGTACGGAAATGAGTCCACATTCAAACTGTGAATGAGACCCCCGTCAGATAAAAGTGGATTACTATAGGTATTCACGCCAGAAATGTTATTGAATTCTAATTCAACATTTTCCATATAAATTTCTATTCTTTAAATTATTTATAAAGTAATCTTCCCATTCTGGTTCGTGATACATTACCTTTTTATAATCACAATATTTGCATATCAGTATCCCGTTATTAATGTCACATCGTAAATCGGGATAATCAGAAAATTTCTTTATATGATTTGCTCGCAAATCTTGTCTTCTACCACATATTTGACAGGTATAATTATCTCGTTTGTATATTTCAATTCTCCACTTCCTATACATCGGTGATTCCCTAAATAAAGCTGGTTTTTCATAAAATCCCTTATATGCATAATTATTTGGTCCTGAATTTCCCTTATAAAAACATTGTCTTGAACAATATTTAGTTTTTTTATGTTTATTAATAACGATTTTCTTACCACAAATTAAGCATAATTTTTCTATTAAACTTTTATTTCTTAAATCTATAGCTCTACATTTTCGTGAACAAAAATATTTGTTTTTATGATGATTCTTATATGCTGCAAATGTTTTATTACAAATAGGACAAATTAATATATTCTTTTCCAATATTCTTGATTTATCGGCACATTCCTTAGAGCAATATTTTCTCTTGTGAATGTGGGATGGTTTATCTTTAAACAATTGCTTACATCTTAAACACGTTTTTTCCATTATAGTACCCAATCCAATCCCAACAGATTGTCTTCTTCCCGTCCTGACAGTCCTTCGGTAAACTGGATCATCTTTATTCCCGTCTGGTCCCTGGGGGTTATTTCATTGGTAAACTGCTTCTGGGAAATCAGGTATTTGTTGTAGTACTTGTCCGCCTGTTCCCCCTTGTTATCGAGATCATACGCCCGGTACAGCACGTAGTTGACACATGACGTGGTATAGGAACGCAGGGAAAACGGGAGGTCGTCGTTCTCATCAACCAGCGGTGTGTTCCGGGCGGCAAATGTAATGTGTGCGGTTCCCGCGCTTCCGTAGGGAAGGACGCCAAAGACGGTATCCCCGATCCAATAATGACGGGGGTAATTGGAGGAAAAATAATCCCGTTCCGACCATTGGTTGAGGGGGATTTCACTGGAGTTGTAGTAGCTGCTTCCGTCCCACGTCAGTTCCATTTTGATGGGCTGCTTGAACGTAGATGTTGTGACGGTCCCCAGTCCCGCCGTCCCGAAGGCCACGTCTGCCGTCCCTACCGAATAGGCTTGGTTGACCTTTATAGCGGCATTGGTCATCTCCTCCAGCCACTCGTTGATCCAGTCGGTGATGGTGTCATCGCTTTTGATGTAATTGGCGTTATAGAGTGCATCTTTTGCCCGCTGCCGGACTTTCTGGAGGCTGTAGAACGTCGGGCCACTGGGGGTATACCAGTCGGATTCGCTGGTAGTATTAGTGGTATAGGAATTGTAATACTGGGTCTTATAGGCATAGGTCGCAGCACCCGATGTGTCATCATACTGGGTATAGAGCGAGTCCGGGGTAATGGATACGGTTGCGATGGCTACCGCCGTTCCGGATGTTCCGGTCGTCGACCGCTTAAAAATAATCTTGTCGTAGGTGATGTTATAAATCGGCGTATCAAGGGGGTGATTGTAAACAAGTGTCCCACTGGATGTGATAGGAAGTGATGTTCCTGAAGGAGATGCGACTACCACCACTTCAGCCTGTTCCTCACCGACATTCCCGATTTGCACCGCCGAAAGGTTGGAAAACGAGTTTGTGTTGCGGACCGGAATAGAAGTGGTTCCGGCTGTTACATTGGCACTAATGTATGAGCTAAGGGTTTGCGGAAGGTTCGCTAAATTGTTTTCAACCGATATCAGCATGTATCAGTTCTGCCCTCTGATACAGAATGCCACCTCGATTTGTGTGGATAATGCTATTATACTACTTTTTTATTATATTTTCGGAACGGACTATATCAATAATATTATAATATCACGCTATAACTTGTATAATTTTGCGTTGCGTTTGAAACTGTTCCATTTGCGCCACTTGGTCCTTGATCTATTACTGATCCACTTGCTTCATTCATTGTATATCCTAATATATATCCAGGTGGAATAATACCGTTAACATATTTCCCCATTTCTGTTTGACTCAGTACTTTATTCCATACAAAAAAATCATCCATTCTTCCATCATATCCGCGTACCAAATCTGATCTATTTCCTATTGAAATAGTATTCCCACCAGGATTGCCACGGCTTCCAGATTTACTAGTGGGAGATGTTGTACATTCTATTGCATCGAGATATAAACGTGGATAGTTCTCTGATGCATCAAATGTCATAAATAAACATTGCCATACACCAAATTTTATACTGCCTGTTCCAGTTAAAGAACTAGCAATTGTCCCACTGTGCCATATTTGACAATTATATCCAGATGCACTAGAAAACGCCTCGACAAATTGTTGATTAACATTTGATAATAATCTTCCAGCAGATCCACCTCCATATCCATCAGAATTTAATCTCCATGCTATAGTAAATGATGGTAAATTAGCAGCGTTAAAACTAGTTGGATATGTTGCGGTTAAATATGAATTTGATTGGTCAAAATCAATGCATTTATCTCTGTTTATATTTGAAAATTTAGTAATATTACCTAATTTGCGTTTTGCTTGTGTTGATATTGATTTATGCGGATATATATTTGATGAAGTATTAGTAGTAATTATCCAATTTCTTCTTTCAGTGAATAAAGAATTAAACATATTTCTACGTTCATAAGGAGATAAATAATTCATAACCCCGAAAGAATCAGCGGCAAGAGTATAAAAATATGCCCTTGATATTCCAACATCCTGTAATACACGAATTCTTTCTTTTGTATATTGCTCCATTTTTTTAATGGTAGGAACCTGACTTACAACAGTCCCCCAATTAAAATATAAATTCCATTCAGTTATATATACATTCGCACCAAAAGCATTATATGCATTTTGTACATACGTTCTAAAAGTTGCAGTATTAGTCGAACTAGATGAATAAGCATTCAAACCATAATAATCAAAATCAACTCCTGGTGTAATTCCCGCAGTAATCCAATCAGATAAATGTGTTTCTGTTGATGTGTAAATGTAATTTAAATTTGGAGCAATTGCTCTAGCTGCGACAGCAGTTGCCTTTACTAAACGTATAAAAGTCGCTGATGTCATTTTTGCCGTTAAAGTTCCACTAGCAGACCCATCAACTCCAGATGCTGTATAGGTAAAATGAGTTGAATCATCAACACTTGTAATGGTAAATCCTGAAGAACTATTATAATCAGAGGGCGTTGCTCCCGCTATAATTACCGTATCTCCGACTAAAAATCCATGATCTGAAGAAAATGTTGCTGTAACAACATTACTTGTACGTGTTAATGATTGTATAGATTGTGTTCCAATCCGTTCTTCTTCCTCATTTCCTAATGAAAATGTGTCACATACATCAACATTAAAGCATAATGCTACCTGAGCAAGTACCAATGCTTCATGCGTTGCCCATGTAATAGGAGTCGTAGTTGATCCTTGCCCTACTCTTGTGCAACCCCAAATATTATCAAACCCTTTTGAGTGAATAAGACTAGCAGTCGTCCTCCCTGATCCTGTTGCTGTTGAGTAAATAGGGTCCGTCCCACCATCCCGGATATTCCGTATGCCCAGATCCCACATGTAATTTAAAAATGGCAATATGACGGATTCACCACCTGCCGCATAAGTATACGGAGGATTTGCGGTAGATTGATACCACCCGGAAAAGTTAAATGATAAGCCATCCCATACTAAAGACATAATTCTCCTTACCTATATGAAATAGTCAGGTCACATACTGATCCACTGACAATTGTTAATCCATTTAAGAAAATCACATCATCGGGATTCCTGTTTGGCATGGATGTTCCTGTGATATTTGCTATTACCGTTCCTGACGTACCGGCGGAATCATACAGCGTATAGGTTCCTCCAGTTGTATGGATATTAAAATTCACGTTATGCAAAAACCCTGCTGCTGATTTTATCGTTCCCGATGTTGAACCTGCCGTCCCAACATGATGATAATAAGAATATTGATGCTCGACTTTCATTACGTTATTCGTTAAGTCTTCCCCTGCTAATGGCGTATTATTAGAGATAAGCAGGTTTCCATTTACATCAAGCTGTAAATCACCCCTGTCTCCACTATCCAATGTTGGTGCTGTGCCATTATAGACACCGCCAACTTTTACTGGATTACCTGAATCTGCCGCATTATTGGCGATTGCCCCAGTTACAGTTCCCAAACTGATCGTTCCGGCATTAATCATTTGAACTGTTCCCAGTGTACCAATACTGTTTACCGCACTGACAATAACGGTTCCTACCTCAAGTGTACCGATATTGGAAATACGTGTTATTAATCCCAACGTACCACCTTCAAGCTTAGTGATCGTCCCGGCTTTGAGAAGATCAACCGTTCCGACGCCTACCGTTCCTAGTGTCATTACAACAGAACCGCGACGAATATCAACTACTTGTGTATTGACCGTACCACCGTCATCTTCAAAATTGATGAATGAATTAGTACCCTGATTCATTCCTAATGGATTAACTGCCATAATATTCCTCCTATGGATAACTAAGACCTAATACGCCTATTAAATATCCTGAGTCAGATGTTGGAGGTGTGGGAGGTGAGGGAGTTGTCGTAATGTAATTCATTCCCCTCATTTTTATCCGGTAGATATCCCCACCGTATACTCCGCCATACTGCACAATGCCAGAGTCATACGCGATACCCGTGTTGTCATAGGTATACGCCTGAGTCGAGTTAGACTTGCTCGTCCTTTGGATGATGACTTTTGATTTAATAAAATCTCGCATATCAATTTACTATTCGTATATATGTTCTATACCCTAATTGTTTTGAACTTGGAGAAGAAGTTGATGGATCAGTAAATAGCCATCCGGTATTATTGCCACCGTTTGTCGAAGTAGAACCAGCTCTCCATACTCCGCCACCCTGAGCAATTGAATATGAAACATTCAAATATGTGCATGTTTGATTTGTGGAACTGCTGAGTGTATGTGTTGCTCCGGTAATTGACGTTACCGTCATCAACTTACCAGACGTTCCATTGACGTTAAACGTAGTGACCGTGGTTGTGGTTCCTGCGGTAAACGCAAGCGTCCTGGCATTTGTGGCATCGGAAAAGTTTATTGTCCCAAACGTATTTCCACTAACTATATTTAACTGCCCGGTAGAACCTGCAACCGTATAAGTAAGTGCGCCGATAGATTGAGCTTGGACACAATTTATCGTCCGTGTAGATGTAGAAGCAGAAGCAACAACAATCGTCAGGCCACTGGCATCAAACGTAGCGTTTGTTTTATCAACTGTCCAAACATTAGTTGCTGCGGTCGAATTTAGATTTAATGTTGATGTACCAAATTGAAAATTCCGTAATGCACTTGTATTATTACTATTAAATATACCTGTTGTAATAGTGTTGTTATTTGTTGTCAAAATTCCGGTTGTTACCGTTATGCTATTGGTTCCTGATGTGGCTAAAGCATCGGCTAAAGATACAGTTCCACCGGCACAATTTAAGACAAATGTACCGGGAAACGATTTACCGGCACTTGTTACCGTCATTGTTCCACGTCCGGCAAACGTATGGGAGGCATTTCCTGAAACGGTCATTCCAGTAATAAATGTTACCGATCCGTAAAACGAAGTATTTGCTGTGGTATATGTCGGTGATCCCGTAGCTCCAGTCCAGACCATTGATCCCACACGTGGCATATCCTGGGTGACTGTTTGACTTGCAGTCCACGCTATCCCTAAATCAGCAGTATCTTGAGGTAATGGCACATGACTTGTCCAAGAATTAGCGGACCAGTTTCCACCTGTAGTTCCATTCCATGTTTGAGTTGTACCAGTAGTAAACGTAATTCCATCATTTCCTCCACAATCGCCTGAATTTCCAGTTATAGCAGATGCATCAAAGGCTGTAGATATTCCAATATCCTGGAAATCGACATTACTCCATGTCATTGTTGCTCCAGTATTCACAATGGTGATACGTGTTCCTAGCGTTGTCGCTTTTACTAATAACCTATTAATTGCACTGTTTCCAGCCAGTGTTAATGTTCCTGTAACCGTTGGAGTTCCTGTTAAATCCAAACGGTCTGATTTAGCTGTAGATCCGTTTCTAGCCAAACTTCCGAAAGTAGAGGAAGAACTTATTACTGATGTCCCTGCACCATTTAAATTTACAGAACCATATATTTTACTAGTTCCTCCAACAAAATTTGAATCACTACCAGTCAATGTTATTGTAGAGCTATTTACTGAAGTGGTTAAATTGGTTATTGTAGAAAAATCCCAGACATTTCCAGTTCCGGTTAATGTTATAGCTGCTGCGCCAAGTGTAAATGACCTCGTATTAGTATTTGAAGAACTGAATAATCCCCAGCTGCACGTTTGTCCATTTATATCCAATGTTCCCTTCGTTAGTGTGACAGTAGCGGTCGCGCCAGTGACATGACCGCCTATATATTGCCAGCTTCCGTTAGACGCGGCGTTAAACGTAACATTTCCTGTAGTTTTTCCATTGAAATTCACTGTCTGGACAACAGAAGAAGTTGAAGCAAAGACTATGGCTGATGTTGTCGCATTTCCTAATGTATAAACCATACGTTTAAAAAGCCAAAGCAACGCTACCTGCTCCGGCAGTTCCGTCACCAATAGTTACTGTACACGCTGCATTATGAACCAATGTTCCTCCGAAAGCCGATGCGGTTAACGAGCGGCACACGACATTTACATCTATCGTCGCCATGAGAGCTGCGGTGCCAAAAACGACATCATCGGCTGATGTCGGCGTACCACCGGTATCCCAGTTGGCAGTCCCGGACCAATTACCGTTATTTGTTCCCCATGTAACCGTTGCCATAACGCCTCCTTATGAAATCTCGAATACGCGTACCGTACCGGCTCCTGCGGCCGTAATACCGTAAATCAATGCGTTTCCGAGATCCATCGCGGGGGAATAGGACGTGCCTGCTACCGGAATTCCTGTTGAAGATGTTACCCCTGATCCACCAAGATACACGGTTGCCGTGCCGTCATTGTAGGCAATCCAGGTGACGCGTCCGACGGATTTGGTAGAGGGGAGTGCGATTGCGGCGGTTCCACAGGTTCCGATACTGTTGACGATTGTTCCGTTGAGTCCTTCTGCCATATATAGCTATCAGCCTTCTGGGTAGCATCAATGGCGATCCTGTTGTTCGCTAGGTATATTATACACTATTTCCGGTCGCTTGGAACAAGTTCCGACTCGAGGTTTTCCAGATACGGTTTCCATTTGGAATTGAAAATGGTCTTGGTATCGTAGTCTTTGACCATCCAGTCCCTGGCCCGTTTCCCCATTTTCTCCCGGTCCTGTTTGTAGACCTTCATGATGCAGTCAAATACCGATTGTGTGGAGGGAACACCGGCATATGACCCGTTCTGCATCCACGGCTTATACAGCACCTCGGTCTTGTACCCCGTTTCCCCTTCAATCACCAATTCCGGCATGCTGGTGAAGTTATTGACGATCACCG